ATTTGATCGGCAATCTATCAGTTGCTGCAGAGAGATCTAACGAATAAAAAGTAGTTTTTGGAACTCATCCCAGTGGATTCTGGAACAGCTCTATTAGGTTAAGTATGGGGGATCTTTGGTCAAATGTCCCGTCCGTCTTAAAGAACTTCAATAAATCGAAGACTAAAAGATGTAAGGGAGTCATTAACCATTGTGTCCACGCATCTACCATTGCGAACACCCGTATTTTTCCGGCGGCTTCGAACTTTAGTCCGAGGCGGCCAAGTTTTCCAGAGGCACTTGCATACTTTGTTGTCGGTCGAACTTTAGATAGGTCCTTTGAACCTCAATCAGTAAAAGAGGTATGATCCGGTCTTCAAATAATCCCATCGACAGATGAGATGAGATTAGAATCAGAATCAGGATTACGATCTAAAGTAGTACTTTCAATTCAGTTGTACGAGCCCTTTCTAACAAAGCTTGCCTTAATTTTAGGGGTAGACTCACCTATTAATCGAATTCTTTGACCAAAGTAAGGATAACCCAATAAACTTGAAAAACGTTTAAGGGAGTCAAAACTGGAGGACTGTAGTCACAGATGCGCAGAAAGTCAGAGAGAAGAAAAATCACTCGAAACTTTACTAAACATACCTGTAGGAAACAGATCCTTAAGAAAACGACTTGTAGGGGAGCTTGATTGAATGGGAGATAGGGAGATAGGTCGAGGATTAATCTTAGCTCTAAAGCTTAAAAGAGTTAAAGAAAAATCCTTTATTACATACTCTATCCAGTCGTTCATAAATGAATCACTAACTTTAAAGGGTTGAGTAATGGTACTCAACTTCAAGCTTCCTTTAAAATTAACAACCCTGTATAATCCGAGAAGGGTCATTCAAAAACGAATAACTTTCTCATCATTCATTTTATGAATGAACGGACGAACAGATCTATGAATAAGTAAGGGAGAACCGTAACGATTTCGTTTTGGTCGGACTTTAAGTTCCGTTAAATCCTTAACCTTATAACCTCCAATAGATTGTTGGAGGAGTACTTGGCACGCCTTCAGATAAAGGGTTAGACCCTTTGATCCTCTATGACGTCTCATTTTAAAACAGAACCTAGTAAACATAACTACTTGTATTACAAGTAGGGAGCTTAGACGAGGGTAGATTAAGCTAACTATACGCAGAAAATAGTTAATTAATCCACGCCCACCATTTCTGGTGAGCAAATCATTGAATTGATTAGTCCTTTTTGATATAACAGAAGAGAGCAGATTATCTCTTTGTTTATCGACTCATCTGAGATGACCGTCACTACGACGGACAGCCGATGCAATAGTAAAAATATTTCTTTTAAAGAAGAAAGAAGTAGCTTTATTAAAGATTGACAATCAGTTGAGATCTAAAGGATTCATAATTTCCATTCCTGGAAAAAGGTAATAATTAATAATTTTCGTATTTCGCACCGTATGAGGATTTTCTTCTCATAACGCCCGCTGCTAAACT